ACGACCACTGCCGCCGCCGCCGCCGCCGTATACAGTAGATGTGCCAGTTATGTCAGAAGTTAATCCTGCGCCTCCGCCACCACCAAAGTTGCCATACGCATCGGCAATGCCGTCTGAACCATCTCCAGACCCCGCACCGCCGCCCGCGCCTCTCCGCACACCAGTTCCGCCCGCGCCAATGTTATTTGCAGAATCTGCTGAACCGCCATCTCCGGGTGTATGTGACATAGTCGAGTGAGTTGGATTCCTATGGTAACCACCGCCTCCTCCGCCAGTTCCTGCATTATCGGCAGTTCCATCTATGTATCCTTGCGCTCCTCCACCGCCTCCAATAGCGGTTTGGGTTGTAATATCTGCTCCTGAAATTGATGATGGAGAACCGTCATTTCCCCCTGTCGCAACTTCAGATGCTGGGGCCGCCCCTCCTGCACCAACGGTTATTGTATATACTGTTCCGGGGGATAGAGTTACGGCACTAATGTCTTTTTTGCCGCCCCCTGCACCGCCACCACCTGCTTCATCTCTATTTGATGAACTGCCGGTGAAAGTGTCTCCACCTTGTCCACCAGAGCCGCCCCCTCCAACCAACAAGAGTCGGATATCATAACCACTAGCAAGGGCTAAAGATGATGCAACAATTCCGATATCAAGCATTATGAAGCCTCAAGATCGCCAAGCAGAACCCAAGTATCTGTCGCTAGCTTGACAACACTAGCCGCTGACCACTGCGCTCTAAGTTTTAGTGTTTGCGATGAATTGACTGTCACTCCCGTTCCTGCGGCTACTGTGACCTGTCCTGCACCTTTAGCAAGCAAATCAATCTTAGTACCTGTTGGATAAGCCACAGATGAGTTAGGCGGGATTGTGATAGTGACAGCAGAAGCGTTATCTAGTGTGACTAATTTGGAGCGATCTGTTAAGACTGTTGTATAGGTTGTGCCTGTCTCAGCGTTGATGGATACATTAGAAGTTACAGAGCCATCTGAAATTACATCGTTTGAGAGGTAGATGTTTTTCCATCTGGCGGTAGGGGTTCCCAAGTCAATATGGTTATCAATCCCATCACCATTGCCATCTGCGGGAAGTATTCTTCCGTTACCAATACCGCTACCAATAATTCCACAACCATCTGTATTGTCTTCAGTTCTGAACACAATCGCTAAATTAGTACCATTGCCTTTAGAAAGAATAGACCCTACGGTGCTACCGTCTTTGCGGAACTCTGCGATGGTGCCGTCAGATGCCAATCTGTTAAGTGTCAATAACGTGCCGCCAGAGCGAGCTATTTCAATTTTTCCTAAAGGTAATTGAGCAATACCTGTATCAGATGTACTGTTGTACAAAGTGCTATTAGTCGTACCAACTAGCAAGTTACCTGAGCTATCGATTCTGGCGGCTTCTGAGCCATCAACATCAAATTGTATTCTTGAGTTTGTTCGCTCATTGTTAGCATCAGCAGAGAACGTTAATGACCCTGCATCGTTGACAGTAATAGTTGCATCAGCATTGTACGTAGTGTCGGTGATGGTGATCTTAGGGCCACCAGAGCTAATGTGGAATAAACTATCAGGAGCCGTAGTGCCTATGCCCAAGCGACCTGAGCTATCGATTCTGGCGGCTTCTGAGGTATCGACTTTAAATATGATACGTGAGTTTGCATCTGCATTTGTTGGATCAGCGTCTAAAACAAATGATGAGCCACTCTGGTAAATCTGATTAACACCACTAGCTCCTGAATCAGCCCAACGAATGTTTGGGACAGCTTTAGAGACATGAATATCTGCACCGGGACTCGTAGTACCCAACCCTAGCCGAGATGTTGATGCGTCCCAGTAGAAGTCTTCAGAAGTGCCATCATCGGAATAGAAGGAAAGGTCTCCGTTGTTTTGCAGTTTTAAACGATTTGCGGCACCCGCAGAGTGATAAACATTGAAAGACGCATCTGATGAATTAAAGCCTATATTGTATTTTTCACCCGCAAGTGCGCCTTCACAAAAGACAAGCCTAGAGTTATTGCCTCCAGAAGCGTTAATTAGGACTTTGTTTGCGCCTGATGCTGTCTTGTCAAATAAAACATCACCATCAACAGTCAACCCATCAGCCGTCACTGTGCCTGATACGTCAATGCCTGTGGAGGTTGTGGCTAGTCTTTCAGAATCATCTGATCCGTACCAAAGTTTGACACCTGCTGTACCATATCCTGCTGTGACTAAACGGTTACCATTGCCTTGCACTAACCGAATAGCAACACCATTGGTAGTTATATCTAAGTTGCCAGTGCCCGCATCTTTGATGATGCTATCTGATCCATCATGATAAATCTGAAGATCATCACCCGCACCAAAGGTAGCCTTGTCATTATCACCAAACTTTATATCGTTCCCGTTCGTGTCCAGATCACCGCCAAGTTGCGGAGTGGTGTCACCAATTAAGTCTGGGGTAATAGTATTCCAAGCACTACCGTCATAGATACGTGTGGTGTTGTCAGTGGTATTAAAGTACCAATCACCTACAGTGACAGGATCTCCATTTAGGTCAACAGTGGGGTTGTTGTTGTTGTTGCCAAGGTATATACCATCAATTGCTTCCTGAGCCGCTACAGCCTCGTCTCTGGCAGTCTCTGCCGCAGTTTGGGCAGTGCTTGCCGCAGTAGCTGAAGTAGATGCGTTGGTTTCGCTTGTTGCCGCAGCTAGCTCACTGGCGGCGGCATTGGTCGCGCTGGTACTGGCAGATGTGGCCGATCCACTCGCAGATGTGGCTGAACCGCTCGCTGCTGTCGCGCTGTTTGAAGCTGCTGTCGCGCTAACCGCGGAAGAATTCTTGTGGGTATTCGCGGTGGTTGCGGCAGCGCTTGCTGTTGAGGCAGATGCAGCAGCGTTGGTCTCAGAGGCCGCCGCTGCGGTAGCAGACCCAGATGCTGCGGTAGCAGACCCAGCCGCAGCTGTTTTGCTCGCTGACGCCGATGTCGCTGACCCGGAAGCCGCGGTGGCCCATCCAGACGCTGCTGACGCCGATGACCCGGCAGCCGCCGCTGCAGTAGCTGATCCAGTCGCCGATCCGGCAGCATTGGTCGCGCTGGCTGCCGCATTGGTCTCCGATGTCCCGGCATTTGTTTCTGCAGTTTCAGCGGCTGTCTGAGCAGTCAGTGCATTAGTAGCCGCAGTTGTGGCAATAGTTTCTGGGGCTACCCAGGCTGTTCCGTTGTAAAACCGCAGTGTGTTGTTTGATGTATTCCAATAAACATCCCCTGAGTTTAAGGGATCTCCGTCATTATCAGTGGTAGGGTCAGATGCTTTTGAACCAAGATACTGATCGCCAAACTGATCAAACAAATCTTCAGTTGCAGATTGAGCCGACTCTGCGGCTGTCTGTGCTGTCTGTGCGTCAGTTGCGCTAGACGCCGCTTCAGATGCCTTGGTAGTGGCAATGCCTGCCTGAGCAGTTGCAGTAGATGCTGAGGTAGATGCGTTGGTTTCACTTGTTGCCGCATTACTGGCTGACGTAGACGCATTAAATTCAGATGTGGCCGCATTAGCCTCTGCAGTTTCAGCCGCACTTTGGGCTGACTGGGACGCATCACGGGCGCTCTCGGCCAAACCTTGGGCAGTCTCTGCGTTAGTCTCAGCAAGCTCTGCTGCGGTTTCTGCTGTCTCTGCAGCTGTTTGCGCTGTCTCAGCTAATCCTTGCGCGGTCTCTGCAGCTGTTTGTGCCGTCTCAGATGCCGTTTGTGCTGTCTCAGCTAGTCCCTGTGCTGTCTCTGCCGCTGCCTGGGCGGTTTCAGATGCCGTTTGTGCTGTCTCAGCATCAGTAGCACTGGAAGCTGCTTCAGCGGCTTTAGTCGTCGCAATCCCTGCTTGAGCAGTTGCCGTTCCCGCTGACGATAATGCATTGGTCTCTGCAGTTTCAGCATTTGTTTCTGCGGTCTCTGCCGCTGCTTGAGCTGCTTGAGCTGCATCTCGCGCTGACTCAGAAGAAGCCAGGGCAGTTTCGAGATTAGTTGCTGCGGTTTCTGCGGCAGCCTGGGCCGTTTCTGCTGCGGTTTCTGCGGTTTCTGCTGCTGCTTGAGCGGTTTCTGCAAGTCCCTGTGCTGTCTGAGCCTGTGTTGCAGAATACGCCGCTGAATTCTTTGCTGTGAGTGTATTTTGATACAGTAACGTACTGCTCTCAGTCAGACTGAACGTCTCATTCTTCAGTGTTTGAGCGCCTGATTCAGCAAGTTCTGCGGCTGCTTGCGCTGTTTCTGCTGCGGTTTGCGCTGCCAAAGACGCTGTGGAGCTAGCTGCTGCCGCCACTGCTGACGCGTTCGATGACGCTGCAATTGCCTGGGCGCTAGTTTCAGCGGTCTCCGCTCGATCACGGGCCGCTTCGGCACGATCGGCGGCGTCTCGGGCCTGTTCCTCAAGTAGATCAGAGTCAGAAGTGAGATTGTCTTTAAAGAAACCGCCGCTCATTACTGCACACTCCGGATCGCAACCACGTCACCGAGATCGGCGTCGTCTGCTGCAAGTTTAAGGGTCGACATCGCGGTCTGATATTTGGCTTCCCATACCGCTAGTCGTTGATCATCCTGGAGATATGGCGCAGCCTCAACCAGTGCTCCATACAAGAATGCGTCTAACGCAACCTGGAGCAGGGCGGGCTCGTCTGTATCTGATTGGAAGTCCTCGATCACGAAGTATGACATCACGAAATTCGTGGTCTGGCGAGGGTAGAACCAGATCTGGTCACCGATCCGTCCATAGAACTGCGGCTGCCCAGAGAGGTCTCCGTAGACCTCAGATCCTGGTGCCGCCGTCAGTGTCACGTCGTTGACCTGGATCCAGCGGACCGCGATAAACGACTCAGGCAGCTCAAACTTACCATTGGACGCAGACGCCGCGAGCAGACGCTCGTTGGTTGGTGTCCTGGCAGTCCTGTAAATACGCTGCGCAGCCAACTCGACGAAGTCACCAATCTGTGTATCGAGATCTGTCCGGTCCAACCAATCGGCGACCTTTGTCTTGAGTTGTCCTATGTTCACAATTTCCCTTCCCAAATACGGAGTCTGTTGTACTCGTTTGAGTTGAGCTCCTTATAGAGCCGCTTCAGGTCGTCCTTGGTCATCGCCTGGAACTTAGGCTGGCCAAACTCATTAACGATCCCGATCTTCTTTTGGATCTCACCTAGAACTGCCAGGGGGACCCGTGCAGCGACGCGTAACTCGCCACGCTGCTCAACTTGTCTTGCTTGCTCAATCGACTTGAGGATTGGCGCTGTGTCCTGGGTACGGACGTGTTCAACCGATAGGTCGTCGTGGACCTTAGCGATAGATTGATAGCTCATGTATTAAATCCTGTGCAGAAACGAAGAAGGGCCCCGAAGGGCCCCTCTATGTCATCACCTGTTGGACGGGTGATTAGGCAGTAATAGTCACCAAGCCGTGACCCTTGTCGTGCTTGACGGCACAGGTCAGTTCAGTGGTGATCATGACTTCTTCGGAGTCCGAAGTTTTAGCCATGCGTGTTGTTGTGAACGGACGCAATGTCGCGACTTCCAGGTACTGCGGATCGACCAGGAGGACGTGGGTCGCAGATTGGAAACGATTCAACACAACCGACAACTCTCCGAACGGGCTGACCATCAAGTCAATTGAGTTCACAAGTTCTGTCGAGCTTGCAAAGTCACGCTGACGTCCAGACGCTGTCGCGAAACCAGCGATGGTTTGCGCGTGCGAAGGTGCAGTCATCAAGATCGATGGATCGGCGCCTTCTCCGTAGGCTGCTTCGTGCGCGTCGAGGATAGCTGCCTCGGTCAACACTCCGCCAGCTGCGGTTGCGACAGTCACAGATGAATCGATCTGGTTGATCACAGACGCCATCTTGGCTGCTGTTGATGTCGAACCAACGACCGCTGCCTGGTCACGACCGACCATTGCGGACTCGATGTCACGCTTCATTTCTTTACCGCGCTGGCTGATGTTGTACGCCAACTGAGAGGCGATGCCGTACTTATTGACCGCCTCTGTAGTTCCCGCGACCGATGCTGTTGCAGAGAAGATCTGCGTACGGTTTGAGCGGATTGAGACGTCAGTCGGTAAAGTGTACGCAGGCGTGAAGCCCTGCACCTGTGCGTTGTCAGCGTTTGCTGCCGCCAATGCGTCTTGCTGGAACTCATAGAGAGTCGCGTCACAAGATGCCTTCTGCGCTGTAGTGAACGCGGGAGTTTCCTCCGGACTTATTTGCCTGATAACAGAATCGACGTCGCGGACCAAGTTGCCTGCGGTCTTGTCGTATGTGGTTACTGTAGCCATGGTAGTTCCTTAATTGCTTAACAGTTTCTCGATGTCCCGTTGGAGCACCGCTGCCGCGTCCTTGACCCCACGATTCTTCCGTAAGCCATCCATGGCAGCCTTTTGCTGCCGGGCGACTAGCGTCTGATTTGGGTTCGAGGCCTTGGCCTTGCGTGTACTGGTCACGGGTTTGGCCTTCTTCTCGCCGGCCACCTTGCGTGATGAGTGGAACTTCATTGCGTCCAGCATCATCAATATCGGGCGGTGGTCTGCGATCCGGTTGAACTCCTCGGTGGTCATCCCGTAGTTCTGGACAAACTCTCTGAGTTCGCCATACACCTCATTCGACCATTCCGGCACCAGGGTCTTGAGTGTCTCAACCGATTGCTGGGCCTGCATTCTGTGCTGGGCCTCAGCTTGTTGCTGCGCTTGTGAGAAGAACTCACGCTGCGCGGTCTCAAAGGCTTCAACCTGCTGCGATGCCTGGCCGTACTGCTGCGATAGCTGCTGGTACTGTGCCGGGTCTTGCTGCTGTAGTTGCTGCCAGTTGACGCTATCAAACTGTGACAGTCCTTGCCGGGTTGCCTGGGTCATATATGCCAGGGCCGCCGCGTACTGCTCTTTAGTTTGGTCCACCTCTTTGCGCTGCTCTGACAGCGCCTGCGTCTTCTTGGTGTAGTCAGCCTGTCTGAGATAACCGGACTTGAGGTCATCGACCGTTAGCTCTTCATCACCGACGGTGATTCGGATGCCTTCTAGGTCAATCTCTGGTGCCTCCTCGACGTCCAGGTCGGCCTCTTCACTGTCTACCTGGTCCAGGTCATCCTCATCGGATTCTGGCTCCTCGGTGTCTAGCTCGAGATCCTGCTCAGGCTCATTAAGGTCGTCATCGCTGGGTTGTTCGATACCGAAGCCCATTTCTGCGATCGCGTCCATAATAGGGTCATTGGGTTGCTCAACGCTCTCGGCGCCGGGCGAATCCACTTGGGTTTGCTCGTCCATTACTTACTCTCTTAATTGACGACAGCCTCGGCTGCCAGGGCGTTGAGCTCATGCACCACACGGTGCAAGGCCCGAATCTCTGCGTGTAGCTCGTCTCGCTTCTGCGAGTCGTTGGCTTTGGTGCAGATCATCTCGTCTGTAATGCGCTCCAGGACTCGCCCGTACGCATCGTTAAATACATCGTCAGTGAGGATCGCCGTCGCGTGTCTTGCGCGTGCGTCCCTTTGTTGGTCGTTTTGCGGCAGGCTGCGGTTGTGCAGCTGCTCGTGAATGTTCCGCAAAATACGCTCTTCTGCGGTCCGCCAGATTCTCAGCATCTTTCTGCTCCTTGAGCTTACTGATGAGTTGTTCTGCTGGTGTCATACGGATAACAGACCCGCGTTCGCGAGGACCCACCATGGGATATCCCCGTTCTCGTCACGCGTGGCCAACATGCCTCCTGTGTTATCTATGCTGTCTGTGTTATCGCCTTGACCTTGCTGCCTTTGCTGCTGGTCCAGGCGTTCCTGGGCGAGCTGCGTGTCCGATACTAGGCGAGAATTGTCTAACCAGCCCTGATTCGACTCAAAGTTGAGTTCCTCGCCGGTCACTGGGTCCCTGACCCTGGCGGTATCGAAGCCATACACAGCCCCAGGCATCGGGTTAGCAATCGTATTAAATGCGTTGGCAAAGAAATCCATGCCCTTGTTGTGGTCGATGATGTTGTACCCACGGCGATTGATCGGGTCGTAGATCGAGTTATCGCCCGAGATCGGGCCTCCCATTGCGTCTAGTGGGCTGCCAGAGAAGAACGCGTCGAATGTCCTGGCGTCGTCGAAATTCAGGTTGTTAAGGAAATTGGTCGCGGTGTTGCCCGTGAACCTGTCCCAGGTATTAGCCATCCCGCCGCCGAACATGTCGTTTGAGAAGTCAACGAAGTTGGTGGACCGATCAGTGACAGGGATGCCCTGGGCATTGACGTAGTTCGTCTCATCCCCACCGCCGTATGACTGGTTTGTATTGGTCCCCATGCCAACAGTGCTACTCTCGTAGCTGTTGTCTATCGAGTCCTGGTCTTCTTCACTCCAGCTCATCATTAATCCCTAGCTAATACGCCCTGTTTCTGTTCGTCATACGGAATCTTGTCCAGGAGAACTCCTGTTGCAGCGGCGCTGCCAAACATATGTGTCCAGTCTCGCAGCAGCGGATCAAACACAGCGTTAGGAGATCTCAAGCGATTATTTGTGACCGCATACACAGATTGTGGAGTTTCGATTACGTCAGCCAGATCTGTGCGCATCGCGCCTGTCTGCCCATCCGGACCAACGTCTAGAATGTCTTTGAAGTGCACCCCGTCAAAACCTTGGTTCAATACGTCAAACGAAATATCCCCTGTGCCCGATTTCTTATAGGTCTTGATCACATTCCCATCGAAATCATAAAGATCAAGATCGTCAGCAAAATCGGTGAACTCAAACTGTTTGTTGACTGCGTCATCTGGAGAGATCCCCAGGCGCGCTGCCGAACGCTGCAGTATTGCCATCTCTTCAGGGCCGTCCACATAGTCAGTGCCCTCAAGCAAGTTAAATATATCGTTTGGGATCGTGGACATTTCGTCTGGATTGAACCTGGTGCCAGTGTAGTAACGGCCATCGAAATCCATCGTCGGTATCCCAGAATCATTCATGCGCAACGGATAAACATGTTGTCCATAAGTCCTGGCTAGATCTGAGCTTGGAGTTACAAATGTTGGCTTACTGCCACCACGGTCTGGTCTGACATGCTCAGAGATACCTGGATCAATCGATAGGTGAGGGTCAGTCATGCCGCGATACACAGTCTTCGGAAACATTACATCTGCGCGCTGTGTTGCTGTGTTGTCTGCCGGTAGCCCCAGGCCACCAAGTGATCTAGGTCCTGCTGCGCGCTGCTGCGCGGTCGCCATCCGCTCTGCCTCGCTCTGCTTAAAGAAGAGGGCGATCGCCTGGGCTAGTCGTCTACCGCTCATACAGAGCGCCTTCGCTAGATTTGCCTGGAGGTAACTGATCTAGGAGTGAACCCACTGCAGCTGCAGACGCTCCTAATGACAGTCCTGAGTATTTACGAAGCAGCGGATCAAACGCCGCGTACTCACTGCGTATTGATGAGCCATCACGGACTGAATAAACAGTTTGAGGGGAATGTAAGCTGCTTGGCTCGCCTCGATATCTGAAGCTATAACCAAGATCGATGATGTTATCGAACCTGGTCATTGATGGAGTCTTGCCGTATTGCTGCTGCATCGCTGTCCCAGACAATGAATGCAGAAGATTTGTTGAATATGGATTTCTGCTTAACGGATCGACAGTCTCTTCTCCAGGAAGATACACGCGGTCCTTTGTGCCATCATCAAAGACACCTTTCTCTCTACGGATCCGCACCATATCGTCGCCAGAGACGTCTTTAACCATCACGTCGTTCAGAATATCGAGACCTTGATCACCATGCGGATGACCTGAGAATAATCTGCCTTCGTAATCCACCACTGCAGCAGACTCATCATTTAATCTTAAAGGCATCACATTGCCGTTGAAGTCTGGAACGACTTGATTCCGCTCCATCATCAAATCACGAATGTACGGAGCATCACTTTCATTTGCTTCGCGGATCGGACCTTTTGAGTAGGTGCCAGCAACACCAGGATGATTCGATGCAAAGAACTCAGGTGATGTGATGGTCTCGTTCTTGGCAGCCGTTCCTGCACCACCATGGAACACCCTGGTCGGATACATTAACTGCATCCGCTCATATGAGGTGTTACCTGGAGCCAGGCCCAATCCTCCGTCCTGGGGATCATAGGTCGCACGCTCTGATGCATCTGCCAGGCGCTGCTTTGGAGTCTTGCTGTAGAACTCTTCGAGGAGATCAGCGCCAGCACCGGCAAATCGCTTGAGGATGCCAGCCATTAGGGTGACACCATCAACTTGTTGCGCTCTTCTTCCGACATGTCGTTAAACATGCCGCTATCAATCAATGCATTGACGCCATCACGCGCTAACAATCCGAACTCGGCTGCAGCTGCAGGAATCTGTATAGGGCTAGGAACAACAGCAGCGCCCATCAATAACATATCTGCCAGACCTCGATCGCCACCCATCGTTTCCTGGAACTTATTCCAGAACTTAGAGGTCGCTGACTGAGGCTCTTCGTATAAAGCAGCCCTTGGAACGCCTGGCAACGTGTCAGCAGCCAGGGGATCAGACCCCGCAATACCGCCACCAACTGTCAAAGCGCCCGCGCCATAGATCGGCAGCTTCTTCTTGCCAATGAGCTTGGCAGCCTCATCAAATGACATTCCAAGAGTCTCAGCGGTCGCTGCGACACGGTCCTGCCACAGACGTGCGATCGTCCTGGCAGATGACTTGAGGCCGGTCTTCTCTCCAGAATCAAACCAGGCTAATGCTTGCGCTTCAGCAGGTGAGACGCCGACCTTGTTTGCCACATCGGTATATAGCTCTGCCATTGGCGCATACTCATACTGAGTATTCACACCGCCATAAGGCTTGGTCTTGCGAGAATCGAGACCATCATCAACATCAGACGCTGCAGAGAATCGACCTTCTTTCTTGTAGGCCTCGCGAGCATCCTTATTCAACCAGTTCTCATTCAGATTACCTTGCCCAACAACTTCCTCGAGTCCGTCGACTGCATTACGGATCGCGTGCGTATCAACCGTCACGTTCTCCAGGTTGCCTCGACTATTCTCAGCGAAGTTCACAGGCTTCGGGTTTGCTGCCTGGTCGTAATTCTTGTTCATGTAATCGACGCCACGCTGCTTGTGGCTATCCATCATCGCGTAACCACGATCATTACTGAGCGAGCCATCCAGGGCGTTGCGTTCAAACGGGATACCTTGACCAGCCTTGAACTGAAGCAGCGATGCACTACGCATATTCTCTAGTGTCTTGGTCCGGGGAGAGGTCGCGCCATACAGATCGCTGAACTCTTCAACGTAGTCGAGCGCTTCTTGCTCACTCAAACCAGCCTTACGCAGCGATTCATAGATCGGTCCAACGTGATAGAAGTAACCATTCTCATCACCAACCCTGGGAGCAATACGGCCAGCCAGGACATCAGAGAGAGCTCCCTGGTTCTCGACCAGCTGCTGCATCCGTCCGCCCTTGCCGTAGCTGTCACCAGCTGCCAGGCGTGGGTTGTTATCCATGATCGAGCGCTGCGGGAAGATGCCCTGCGTGAGCTTGTAGCCTTCAGGCGACAGATCTAGCGGCTGATAGGCAGGCGCGTATCCTTGCTGCATTGGAGCAGGGCGCTTCGCCATCTGCTTGATTTCCAGGGCGCGACTGACTTGCTCGAGGAGCTCACGCGCTGCTGCTGGAATTGCAAATGCTTTATTTGCCTTACTCATATAGAGCTCCCTGGTTTTGGTATGGACCGTAGGTCGCTAATGCGCCCAGGCTAAATAGTGGTAGGCCATTCTTGCGGATCTGCTCCTTGACCTCAGGAGGCAGCTTCACGATCCAAGAGTTATCCTGTCTGGGGAAGAAATCATTCTTCAGCATGACGCGACCACGTTGTGGCTTGTCCAGGCCGAGCTCCTTAAACAGCTTGCTGTTCGGTAGCCGCCTGTCGTAAAACGACTTCAGTCCTTCCCAAACGCCGTCCTCTGGACCGTAGCGACCAGCCTGGCGCTCTCCATCTAACCAAGCAAGGTATGGCGCGTCGCGATCCACTGCTTCTTGCATCGCATCCTTCAACAACAGTTCAGGCCATGACTTCTGGTACGGCAAGTTCTTACGACCAGCTGCCAGGAAATTCTGTTCATCGATAATCTGTTGCAGAGGGCTGGACCCGTAATCCATCTCACCGATGATTTCCTCGATTGGATAGGGATCCTTAAATCCATCAACGAACAAGCTGACAATATCGTCGCTGTACTTGCTCTGCGGCAACATTGCTTGCTCTACAAAATTTGCTGCTTGCTCCATTGCCTCGCGTTGAGTTCCGAACCCAAGTGATCGACCAGTGATCGCGCTAATAATTTCTACGTTCTCACCAGGCTGGTCCACAATCTCGAACGTGCCATTCTCGACCAATTTATCGAGAACTTTCTGAACCTCAATATCCTTAACTTGGTCTTTCTTCCAGCGCTCGTTCAATGCTAGTGACACGTCTGGATCAAACTGTGAGACCTCTGACGCGATATTCTCTTCACGCTGCCGCAGATCTCTGTTCTTCTTGTGGATGTCTTGCATCAGGTCAGACTGGACTTCGTCCAATACAAACACAGGCGCGACCTCGTCTGACGCAGTATTTGGTACAACCAGCTCGCCATCAAATCCGCGTGTGTGACCAATGTTTAAACGTGGACGACCCTTAACTACTGGCTGCAGATCGTGTGGGAAATGGTCGCCACTGGTGTGGTAGTCATACGCGTGGTCACTGTGTCCAGCCTGCGGCACACGCTCGACGTAGTTATGCCCCTTGAGCGACTTGAGCCGTTCGCCTGGGCTAATCTTTCCGATATCTTCTGAAGCCATCGAGTAAGCGCCAAACAGTGTGTTCTGGTCAGTCTCCAGATCACCACTAGCGGTGCGACGATTGACCTGTAACCCTGGAACCGTCTGCGTAGGATTCCCCATCGGCAGATGAACTCCGATCGACTCGTTGACAGTCATGCCGGTGCCACTCAGACGCGCCTTGATCGCACGCTGGAGCTCTTCTGCTGTGACAATGTCCTTGCCATTAAACAGCTCGTCCAGGCTTAGGAAATTCATCTCCTCCTGCTTAACGCCAGGCTGCTTCCGCAGCGTGCTGATCATCTGATCAGGCTTGCCCTTCGGCTGCTGCAGTGATCGAGCCGCGTTCAGCGCAGCAGAGAACCATTTACCAGCCATCAGATGTACAAACTCATATCGTGACGTTCCTGTTTTGTTGCTCTTCGAGCTGCAGCTCCGCGAGATCCATCGCCGCCTGGTGCTCCTGCTTCTCATCCACCAGGCCGTACTTGACCTTGGCGTCTTTCTCCTTGAGAGCCAGGGTTGCCTGGTCGATCTGGAAGTCGTAGTTCACCTTCATTTGCTGAATCTGAAGCGCCTGCTGCTGCAACTGGAACTGCATCTGAGCCATCTGCGACTGCTGCTGTTGCATCGCTTGCTGTTGCTGCTGGTTCATTTGCTGCATTTGCTGGTACTCAGGGTCCTCTGGAGACATCAGGTAAGCGCTTGTCTGTGCGATACCCATCCGTGCAGCCGTCTCAGCGAGGAGTGCGTGGCGCTGCTTGTCGCCGTATAGCGGATCACCGGTAATCATCTGATGCAGTGCGACCATTGCCTGTGCCTGGTCACGGGACTCGTCTGGTGTCAGTGCGACACGGACAGTCATATCGGCACGCTCGCCGAGCTCCGATGGGACAACCTGCATGAACTTACCGCCGACGCGGATTGTCTGAGGCTTGGTCTCGAACTGTAGCGCCAGGCGATACATCTCATTCATCAATGGACGTAGGCATAGCTCCGCTAGGTGACGGGCCATGGTCATGACCTTGCGGTTGCCCATCGTGCCCAGGGCCTCGATCAGCTTGCCTGAGTTGTTGCCGTTCAATGCCTGGGGATCGATCCCATTCGAGATCCGGCTGACGCCTGAGCGGGCCTCTTTCTCACGGGCAAACAGCTCGTCTGTCTGGAACGCAGCAGGGGACAACGACGGGGTCGGCATCGGTACGACTGCATTTGGGTCGGATGAGTTGATCACCCCACCAATATTGTTGTCGACCAGCTCCCGTGGGTTCTTGACCATCGATAGGTTGGCCACCACTCGGCTGGTATTTGCCATCGCCTGGTTGTCGATGATCAAACGCTGCAGCGTCGACCGTGACTTCTGGATATCGAATAGCTGATCTGCCAGGGACAGGCCATACACCTGGTGTGGCAGTGGGAACGGGGTAAAGGTGTAGTAGGGGTGTTTGTCGACCTGGTCGACAGACAGGATCTTGTCGTCACAGTAAGCGATCTGGTACAGGTTTTCCTCACCCGTGCCCTCGATATCGCAGCGCAGGTAACACTCAAAGAACCGGTAGTATTCCTGGTCGTCGTTGACGATCGGAGACACACGCTCACGGCTGGTCTCTTCCCACTCGTTGTAGCTCGACTTGTCTGGAGAGAGATCGGTCAGCGCCTCGTGCGGGAAACCGAGCTCCATCAGCTCAGAATGCGTCAGGTAGCTAATGTCGGCAGTAAACCTGGCAGACTCGATGTCATCGGCGTCCGGGTCCACAAAGAAACGCTCAGGGGCGATCACCTCGATCCGTACCTGGCTGGTGTCCTTGATCTGGACCATGTCAGCAGTCGCCGTGCCGTCGCCGTTGTCCATGATCTCGCCAGCGAGCTCGACGTTAGGCTGCGACAACATCATGTCGATCGCTTCCATCGGTGCGGTCACAGACTCATAACTGTCGTCCTGGCTAGGCTCCCAGTACACCTTCGCGATACCCATCTTGGCCACCAGGCCGTCGTGGATCAGGTCGGTCAGCAGACGGTAGCCGTTGTTCTGCTTGTAGAACACATGGTTCACATACCGTGTCGCCTGGTCGGCCATCGGTACGTCGTCCTCGTCCCTGGGCTCAAAGCGAACGACAGACTCAGACGCATTAAAGGTCTGCAGCAATACAGACTTGACTGACTCGACGGCGTCGAACACGTCACGCGAGATATGCTGCGAGCGGTTGGGCTTCTCATTACCGAACGGTCTACCGAAGTAGGCGTCGTAGCCGCGTACACGCTCGTAGGCGATCTCGGAGTCAACGTGAGTCTCTGACGCGTCAATGTAACGCTCCAGCTTCTTACGCAGCTCGTCTTGTGTCAGGGGTTGCATGTATTCCATCTATAGGTCCATCGTTGGATAGAGTTCCTCGGGGATATCCCTGGTGTTGCCAGGCTTCTCGCCGAATCGCTCAATACTCAATACGCAGTAACGCGACGCATCAATGACGTCGTCAAACTGCTTCACAATCTTGCCGTTCTTCCGGTGGTATCTACGGAACTCAGAGAACCACTGACCACATGTCCCGAATATCTTCAGACGTCCTGTCCGCATCCGTTCCATCATGATCATCAGTCCAGGTTCAACGAACCGTGTCCCGTCGGGGTTAGTAAACGGACCGATCAAATCCAATCCATGTGACCGGTACATTTCCGCCAGGGTCTTGCCCGAGCCTTTCTCTGTCTGGTCGCCATCGGCAGGGTAGACCACGGGGATCTCATACCTGGCCTTGATGGCAGCCGCGTGGATCGCCGGGACCTCGCCCGAGACCGCGTACTCGTCAGTGATGTAGATCACGTCAGACTCAGAGTCGTATGCAGCCCAGATGGCTGCGGTCGGGTGGTCGATACCAAAGTCCATGGCAGCGAGCCTTGTCCAGTGTGCGGGGATAGCGAACGGATCGATCCGGATCGCGTCCTCTGAGATCGGGAAGATCATTCCCTCGCCCAGGACAGGGATCCCCTTGGACCGCATCTCACGCTGATACTCAGGCATCGCGTCGAGCAGCTGCTCCTTGGTGTCTTTGTCCAGGTGTGGTGCGTCGTCCCAGGTGACGTTGCCCAGCCACTGACCATTCTTGATGTCGTCCATGAACTGGGTCACCAGCTGGGTCATGCCATTCTCTGGCGTGAAGGTCATCAAGACGTAGCCGCCTTTGTTCTTGTTGCCTGTCGCTGTCCGTGTCAGCAGCTGCGGGTAGATCGTGATGTCCTGGGGTTCTTCATCTACCCAGGCAAAGTCGACCGTCGAGCCCATCAGCACATGCTGCCCCTGGCTGTACGACTTGAACGACACCACCGATTGACCTTTTGGGTGTGTAATGCGCACATCCTTGGCTAGCCTGGGGACCCCCACCGTTGGTGTCACTCCCTGGACAAGATGCCTAGGGACCATCGCGCCAGACATCTCGCCGGCTAATAGGTCACCAAACAATTCTTTCTGGATCACGTCACGCATCTGCTCACCAGTCACGCCCAGGCACCAGATCTTGGGTGCGTAGTCGAACCTCGCTCCCTCCCACCACTCGGGATACATCCCAGTCGCGTGGCAGGCTACCTCGAACGCTGCCGAGTAGGTCTTGCCGACCCGGTTTGCTGCCATCAGCAGACGCTGCTTGTTGTTTGCCCCAGCCTTGTACAGCTTGTCCTGCCATGGATAGGGCACGTAGAAGGCAGAGGGGTTCTCTGCTTTGAGCTGCCTATAAGTAGTGACTAGCTCCATGACACGCTTGGCCGTAGCCAGTTTGCGTTTGTTCATAATGCGTCGACGTTGACGCCAAACTCTTTCAGCTGTTCAATCAGGTCCTCAATCGAGATATCGATCGTGGTCTCTGACTGGACGCTCTGTTCTGTGCGGTCCACCCACCCGGCCTTGTTCTTCATCGTAAAGATCCAAGTAGTGGCGTTTACATTCTCGACCTCACCCATCATCTGCTTCCTGGGGATACTGGCCCAGTAGGCAATAGAGTGTGTGTTTGCGAGCTCCATCGCGGCATCGAATGCCTCGTGCTGCTGACGCCAGTTGTGCAGCGTCTTGCGGGTCACGTCTAACTCAGACGCCATTTCTTCGTGGTGGTAGCCAAGACGACCGAGCTCTATGACACGGTCGCAACAGGCCTTCGTGTACTTGCTCATGATCGCTCCTGATGCAGTCCCAGAGGGTTATTGCGGACACAAAAAAACCCGCCAGGGGCGGGTTCTTGTGGGATTTGTTTTAGATTGATCCTTTATACCTGATCCCCGTGTGGACACAAGTTAGACAAAACGAACCAATGCGTGGGCCGGAGTGGCTGGCGTTTGCACAGCTCCCAGCGCGTGTAACGATTGAATCGCTTGTGCCTGGCAAGATACTCCTGGACGCATTTGTATTCTCTGACCAGAGTCTTCATTACTTCACCTCCAGCTTCGGGTGAGTCACCTCGAGGATCTTATCCAGGGTGCTCACGCGTGGGTCGAGCTCGCCTTCCATCAGGCGGAAGAGGGTGGACCGGTTCATGCCGCAGCGTGCCGCGATCGATGACCAGGACTCACCCTGTTGGTTCATCAGCAGCAGACGCGCTAGCGCCTGCCCTGTCAGTTGTTTGATGATCACTTACCGTGTCCCCTCATCATTCTGCGCGTTCGCTTGAGGCCCTTGTGCACGATCGCAGGGTCCCAGTCCATCACGACCCGGATCTTATCCCAAACCGTGCGAGGAATCCGCTGCTTGGCTGCGCACTCAGGTTTCCAATGGACCTGGGTGACGTAGACCCATTTGCGACCGACCTGGACCGAGACCATCCTGGCCCCGGCTCCGATCCGGGGCAGCTCGGTGGTAACGTCCACTGTGTGGATAGAGGTCTTCATGCGAACACCCCCTTCGCCCAATCGTAAGGCGCTGACATGCGGTCGCCAGGTGAAGCAGGGCGCTTGGCTTTCAAGAACGCACCGCAGTTAGGGAATCGAACCGCGCCGTCCAACGACAAACCGTAGAACCGCATACCGCCTGTGTTGCCCTGGACGATGAATATGTCGCCCATCGATGTCGAACGATGACCACGCTGCGACTTGGACAAATCGCGACGACCACCAACGACCGTGACAGATTCACGATAATCCTGGTTCAACTCGTCGACACCGTTGCCAGTCAATTCCGCTGGCAGTGTCTCTGGGCCAGACCATGAACCTTGGACGTTCTGAGTCTGACGGAAGGCCTCCATGACAGCTGACTCGTCATCCATGTCACCAGGCACAGTCACAACCGCAGCCTTGTATGTGGTGTTCTCATACGCTGCGTGATACACGATCACATGCTTCTCGTCCGCTTCCTCTTCTTGAGCCTCGACCGGGAGGCCATAGTCCATC